CGTAAGAAGTGACCTCTTTTACACCCATATCCGTTAAAGCCTGAGAAATTACATCACATAATTGAATAGAATCCCCAGCCACATATTCGCTAGAAATACTGATTTGATAATCTGGAGCAGCGGATACAGGGATAGAAGACACAAATAATTGAGAAAGTGCAATTAAGGATATCAATATTTTCTTTTTCATATTTTTATTTTCCTTTCCTGCTTCGGTACCACTCGAAGCTTATTATTTTGCTTGTTTAAGTTTCTTATTTGAAGCCTCTTGATCAAGATGCTTCAAATATCCTTTTAGTTCACCTTTAAATTCTAATTGAGCATCTCTTGGAAGTTGATGAAATAAGGAAAGAATTTCCATATCGAATTCCGTATACTCTGGGGTCTGTTCTTTTCCAGTGAGAAGAAATTCACAAGAAGTATTTAGCATATTTGCTACTTTTAATAACTTGTCAGCAGCTGGCGGGCTATTATCCCATCTACGAATTGTTCCATTACCAAAACCAGCAGACTCCTCTAAAAGCTTTAAATTTAAGTTATTTTCTTTAGCGAGCTCTTTAATACGAGAAACTAGGGTCATGACACAAAAATCCTCCAAAATAGCAAAAATGCGAAAATAACTATTGACATTTAGCATATTTGCTATTATTATTAAAACTGTAATAAACAAATGTTTAAAACGAAATAAAAAATGTAGCAGAAATAATTGCAAATAAAAATATTTCCTCGAGTATGGCCGCCACAGCTATTAAGAGGTTGCATCATTTTGATTCACAATATTTTTCTGCCATTACAATTTTATAGCAATTTTAAACAAATGTAAATAACAAATGTTTACTGTAACGACTGGAGGTGATTTTGTGAAACGAAAATTATCCCCTTGGTGCAAAGAAGTAAAGAAGACATTGATCGACAGGGATATGACAGTAACAGATTTGTGTGATCAGGTTGGTATGTGTCGAAATTATGTGAGCCGGACTATCAATGGCGCTTCATATGCACCAGCTTTAGCTGAGACAATCAGTAAAGCATTGGATATCAATACAGAGTACACAATTTAATAGGTTGTAACTACATCATAGCATTAAAGAAAGGATAGAAAAATGTCGAAGTATGCCACGAAAGCGGCTGGCAATATGTTTTGCCAGGCACGGTACGAAGCGGCAAAGTTCAATGAGCGGTTAGGTAGCCGCGAAGGAGCTGCTGAGGAACTTGGTGTTGACCGGACAAGGCTTGCACGGATAGAACTTGGGAGTGTTACTCCTTATCCAGAGGAAGTGCTTCTGATGGCGGATATCTATAGAGCTCCTGAATTAAAAGGTAATTATTGCCGGGAAATGTGCCCTCTGGGAAAAGGAATGCCAAAGATCGAGAATCAGGATATTGATAGGATTGCACTCAGGGCGTTGTGCTCATTCCGGAAGATCAACGAAGCCAAAGAACTCCTGCTGGATATTACGGCAGATGGAGTTATTACAGAGGATGAAAAGCCAGATTTAGAGAAAATCATAAACACCTTGAATGAGGTTAATGAGGTAACTCAAAATTTGAAAAACTGGATTGAAAAATCTTTGAAATGAGGGGAGGAGGTTTAATGCAGAAGAAATTATCTCCCTGGTGCAAGAAAGCCAAGATAGCAATGATTCAGAATGATATCTCTGTTAATGATCTGGCCGAAGAACTTGGCTGTTCCAGATGCTACCTTTCATCGACTTTAAATGGAAAGAACACCAGCATAGAAATCAGAAGAAGAATCAGCGATTATCTTAATATTTCGGATTCGGATAATTAAAAGGAAGTGTTTTGATGAACCTTAAAGAAAAATTAAAAGAAATATTAAAAAAGAACTATGGAATTACATCAGATGCAGAACTTCTGAAAGAACTGAATGATATGGAAAGTGTTGATCTTGGGATTTTTGTAACCCAGATTAATACAGAGAAGACAGCATAGATGAAGGAGGTGCGAAATTGCTTACAACAGAAGATATGAAGAAATATCATACAACAGCTGAGAGAATTTTAAATGCGCTGGATAACAGCCCGGTACCGATCAGCTGGCATGAAATGGACAGATGCGCATTACAGAGCGTTATCGCCAAAGAATTGATCTTAATTGATAAGGAGGCAAGATAATGGATGTACGCAAAGTGCAAGATATGCGAAAGAATGTGGAACATCAGTACATTACAGAAGATTCCAAAACACGGATATATCTGTCCGTGGTGCGAGAATTTAATGAGAAGGAGTATGAGGAATATTCCAAAAAAAAGAAAAGAGCGAAAATAAAAAAGAGAATTCGCTTCTTGAAAAGGTCGATGGTTTACATCGTTCCTACAGCAGTCAGTCTTATCTTCTTCGGATATCTGAGCGATATGCTTTGCGCAATAAGGGGAAGCGCAGAACTCGGATCCGAATGGATAGCAATCCCGCTCATGTGGGTGTGGGTATACGCATTGACCAGATTCGCTGTAGGAGATGCATATTAAAAGCCCCAGATGCTTAAAGGAGATATGAAGTGTAGACGGCACTCATAAATCCGCATCCGAGGCTTTTGGGTCAGAACTTTAAAAAACAGGTTGGGCCTCATTTTTTAAAGAACACCGTCATTTTATCACAGATTTAGGAGGTAATCAAGTACATGCAGGAAATTTCAGGAAGCTTATCAGAGGTTATAAGAGCATACAGTGATCATAATTTGCTTGTCCCTGCGGCAACAGATGTGCAACTGAATCCTTTCTATAAATATCATGTAGAGGAAGTTGCAGTTGATCTGAGCGAAAATAGTGGCGACATTTTTAAAGTTGGTTCTGTTAAAACTGGAAAAACAGATAGCAAAGGAAATGATATCTGGCAGGATACATATTCATTATCCAAACCACTTCTTAACAAATTGGCTATGGCAGCTGGTATTCAGTTTAATCCACATCAGACATACGGTAGACGAATTGATAGTATCACATATCGAGCTCAGGCACAGGGAGCAATGAGAAAAGCGGATGGGACTTACAGATCGGAAGTCGACCAGAAAGAAATCTGTCTTGAGGATGAAGAAGATAAGTATCGTACAGAATTTTCTGATAAGGCGGTTAAGGGGATTACAGACAAGAAAGCGGCAAATGCAGCGGCAGAAATATTTAAAGGAAGCTGGGTTGATACGAAAGATAAATGGGGAAAGAAAGTTAAAGCTTATGTTATCGACGAAGCAGATAGAGAACGATATGTTGAACGTTCGGTAAAAGTAAATATGGCTTTATTAAAGAAGACATGGGCCGAAAAAGCAATGACAGGAGCAAAACTCAGAGTCATCAGAGCATTGCTTGGGACAAAAGGCTCTTACACAAAGGATGAATTAAAAAAGAATTTCGCGATTCCAACAGTAATATTCTCTCCGGATTATTCAGATCCACAGGTCCGGCAGGCAATGCTGATGCAGGGTATGAATTCTGTAAACAATATGTTCGGAATGCCTCAGATTGAGGTTAAGAATGTAGATTTTGCCACAGATAGCAATATTATCGATGAAGGTGACTTGGACAATCCGGCGTTTACTTCGGAACTTCCGGATGAAGATATGGGCGAAATTCAACAGGAAGCATTTGCCCAGCCCGAACAGGAAGAGCCGAATGAACCGGATCCGCAACCAGAGGAAGACAGAACTGCAGATTTTCAGTGCTCCAGATGCGGTACGATCATAAATGAAAAGGTTTATGAGTATTCAATCAATAAATTTGGTGAACCATTGTGTATCAAATGCCAGAGAGGAGGCGGACGCAGATGAAAATATTACATACAGCTGACTGGCATATTGGCCAGTTCAAAGGTCCTGTAGTGGACGGGGTAAATCTCCGTTCACAGGATACAGTAAATTGTCTTAATTATATGATTAAGGTTGCAGAAGAAGAGAAACCAGACATTGTTTGCGTTTCTGGTGATGTTTTCCATCAGGAGCAGATAGGTCCGGTAAGATATTCGGACGAAATGATTGTTGCAACAGACACGATCACAAAATTGGCAGGTGTTGCGAAAGCAGTAATCGTAATGAGAGGAACGCCGAATCATGATGGAGGTGGACAATTCAGAGTTTTGAGCAAGATGTTTGCAAATACTGGAAATGTACATATACTAACATCGCCAACTGTACTCCGTACGCCATATGCTGATATAGCCTGCATTCCGGGATTTGATAAGCAGGAGTTCAGATCAAGATTCCCTGGTCTGTCTGCAGATGAAGAAAACGAAGCATGGACAAGCTATATATCCAGTATGGTAATGGGGCTTCGAGCTGAATGCCATAATACATCTATCCTGATGGCGCATTATACCGTACCTGGTTGCAACATGGAATCCGGTCAGACTTCATTCTTTACAAATTTTGAACCGGTTATTCCGAGAGAAGCATTGGAAGCTGCTGGCTATGAAGCAGTGCTTCTGGGACACATACATAGACCACAGCAGATCAACGGATTGCATAACGTGTATTACTCTGGCGCTATTAATGCCATGAATTTTAATGATGAGCATCAGAACAGAGGATTTTATATTCATGAGTTCATGGGTGGGGAGATGACATCATCTCAGTTCTGTGGAACACCTTATCGCAGATTCAAAACCATAGATTGGGACACGAATCAGGTAAGTGATTATATCGGAAACAGGGATGCATATGCATTGGTTACGAATATCAGCAGGGATATTTCAGACATGATTGTAAGAGTGAAATATAGTTGCACCAGTGAACAGAAAAAACTGTTGAATATCCCGTTACTGCAAAAGGATTTGTATGATTGGGGAGCCTTTTATGTGTCGGATATTGAGGCAGAAAATGCTATTGATGTTACGAACAGAGGATTACTATCAGAGGAAAGCGACCCGACTTTAAATCTCAAGAAGTATCTGGAAGAAAAATGCTTCAAGAATCCGGATAAGATCGTAGAACTGGCAGAACCGATTATTGCGGAAGCGATGAAACAGAGTACAACTGCAGAGATACACGGAGTATTCCGACCGATTTCAATAGCTGTCCGCAATTACAGAAATTATAAAGAAGAAAGATTTGATTTTGCTGATATATCTTTCTGTACGATCAACGGTGTAAATGGAGCAGGAAAGAGCAGCTTATTCATGGATGCGATTGTTGACTGTCTGTTTGAAGAAACTCGAGAGGGAGACAACAAGGCGTGGATCCGCGGTACAGAAGATGCAAGAAGCGGTTCTATAGAATTTGTATTTGACATTGGAGATAAGAGATTCAGGGTCGTACGTACCAGAACTAAGTCAGGAAAACCGACGTTGAACCTATCTCAGTATGAAGAAAATGAATGGCGAAACATTTCAAAGGAGCGAATTGCTGATACTCAGGCAGAGATAGAGAAGCTTCTCGGTATGGACAGTATGACATTCCGAAGTTGCGCTTTAATCATGCAGGATCAGTACGGATTATTCTTGCAGGCTAAAAAGGACGAACGTATGGCAATACTTGCGAAACTGCTTGGTCTTGGAATCTATGGAGTTATGGAACTGGATTCAAAAAAGAAACTCTCCGAACAGAGAAAAGAGCTGGCCTCGAAAAAAGAAGCTGTCCGAATTAAAATGGATTTTATCAAATCCAAAGGAGATCCGGAATCTGAATTGCAGAAAGCAGAGGAAGATATTCATCAGCTTAATAAAGAGATTGAGGATTTAAGCGATACTCAAGGACAGTTACTGAATAAACATGCTCAGATTGCAAAAGCAGAGCAGGAGTGCCGCAAAGCTTCGGAAGAATTGGATGATTGTCATAAGAGACGCAGCTCCATTTCAGATGAAATCTCAAGTAAGACGCAGATTTTAGAAAACTGTAATGTCGCATTGGAATCAGCGAATGAGGTCAGAAAAAAAGCCGCCGAATATAAACAGTTGTCCGAACAGATTATAGAGCTGGAGAAAGACGTTCTTAATCATGACAACGCAAAAAGAAATCTTGCCGGGTATAATGCTGACATCCAGAATTGCCAGAATATCATAAACGATGCAAAGCGTCGAAATAACGACATTGCGAATCTTATTGAACAGCTTAAAGCAGAACTTCCGGATAATTTGGAAGAAAAACTGACGGAGCTGGCTCAGGTGAGGACACAATGCGAGAAATTACAGGAAAAAAGATATCTGACTTCTGTTGCGGAGCAGGAACTGCAACAGATAAGAGCAACGTATTCTCAGCGTATATCAGAAGCAGAGAACAGGCGGAAATATCGTTTGGACAGAATTTCCGAGATAAGACAGCAGGAGGAATTTATGAAGAATTCCGGTTGCCCTGATATAGATGGAGCAAGCTGCAGGTTTCTCGCAAAAGCAATCGATGATGTAAAGAGTTTACCAGAAGAAGCAGACCATCTGGAAAAATGCGAGGAAGAAATAGCAGCATTGAGGACCAAACGAGACGAAGAAATATCAAAAAAACAGGATGAAATTTGTATTATCGGATATGATGCTGAAAAATTAGATCTTTTGACAGTAAAAGCAAGTACGCTTGTGAAATATGAAAACTTGAAAAAGGATGCCGAGAAAAAGAAACTTGAAATCGCCCGTTTAGAGACAGAAAAGGACACCAACAGTAAAACGATAGGGCAGTGTGAAGAAAGCCTCTTAGAGCTCAATATAAAGGCCCAGAAAGCAACTGATATTGTTGATGCGTTATCTGATTCCGTTATTAAGCATGATGATGCTGTATGTAAAAGAAATTCAGTAGCACATTTCGCGGAGCAGGAAAAGGAACTTCCGGTGTATGAAGAGAGAAAGCAGCATATTGATAAGAGACTTACTGAATTATATCAGGAGCGGAGCAAGGAAGATGCCAACGAACTTGTTTTATATAACAATCTTCGTGAAGCGGAAATAGAACTGAAAGAACTAAGAAAAGATATTGAAGGCAGTGAGGCTCTTGAAGAAGTTGAGAGAAGATTAAAATCTGCAAAAGAAACTCTGGAAAAAGCGCAGATCCAAAAAGGCGTACTGACACAGAGAGTTGAAGATGTTGAGGCAATGCGTTCTGAAATAGCTCTTTTGAATAAAGGTATTGCTGTTGCAGCTGAGAAAGCTGATTGCTACGAGGCTTTGAAACAGGCATTTTCACAGGATGGCGTTCCGCATCAGATCATCCGAAATATTATTCCTCACATTACTGATACTGCAAACAATATCCTTGGATCTATGACAGGCGGAACTATGGGAGTGGAATTTGTGATGGAACGTACCGTAAAAGGTAAAGACGGTGACAGAGCTACCCTGGACGTACTGATCAATGAGTACGGAAAGACAACTCTCCCATATGCTTCGAAATCCGGAGGGGAAAAGGTAAAGGCTTCACTTGCTATTATCCTTGCATTGTCTGAGATTAAAGCAACGTCCGCAGGTATCCAGCTCGGAATGCTGTTTATAGACGAACCTCCATTTCTCGACGATGATGGAACTCAGGCCTATGTAGATGCTCTGGAAACAATCAGACAGAGGTATCCAGATGTGAAAATTATGGCAATAACCCATGATGATGCTATGAAAGCTCGATTCAATCAGTCTGTAACCGTAATTAAAACAGAAGACGGCTCTAAGGTCATTTACTAAGGAGGCGTATATGGGAAAAAGATACTATTGGCTTAAGCTGCCGGATGATTTCTTCCGGCAGAAGCCGATCAAAAAACTCCGCAGAATTGCCGGAGGCGATACATACACAATTATCTATCTCAAGATGTTGCTGGTATCTCTGAAAAATGAGGGAAAACTCTTCTTCGATGGAGTAGAAGAGAATTTTACAGAAGAGATTGCACTTGAACTTGATGAAGAAGAGGAAAACGTAAAAGTCACAGTCCAGTTTCTTATGGCTCAGGGACTCCTGCAACTGATAGACGAAAGCGAATATGAGCTTACAGAGTGTTCCAGAATGGTGGGATCTGAAAGCGCAAGTGCTGAAAGAATGAGACGTCTTAGAGATAAAAAAACGTCACAATGTGACATTGGTGTGACGCAACAGTTACACCTCAGTGACGTAGAGAAAGAGAAAGAGATAGAGATAGATAAAGATAAAGAGATAGAGAATAAATACATTTGCCCGGAGGTGAACTCCGGACAGCCGCAACCGAAAGTGGAGATAGAGCCAGTTGCGGAGAACAGGACGAAGGTGGAGATAGAGCCATCCTGTTCAAAGGCTGAGTTGAAGGTAGAGACAGAGCCGGCTCAGGCAGATGTATTTATCAAACTGCCGTTGATCAATGGGGATGATTACCTGGTGACAAAAGAATGTGTCAAAGAGCTTAAAGAATTATATCCGGCAGTTGATGTTGAACAGGCATTGCGTAATATGCGTGGATGGCTTGATTCTAACCCCAGAAACAAAAAGACTCCGAGGGGAATCAAACGATTTATTACAAGTTGGATATCCAGAGAGCAGGATAAGGCACCTCGCGTGCCGGATAAGTCAAAACCTGTTTCTCAAAACCGCTTTAATAATTTTCACCAGAGAGATTATGATTTTGCAGAGTATGAGAGACAACTGCTGAAACGATGAAAGGAGAACATAGATGTCAGAACAATTAAAACAGGATGCTGAGAAGAAGCTTGAAATCGCCCGTTTAGAGACGGAAACGGGCGTGGACAGTAAAACGATAGGGCAGGATGAAACAGAACTGCCAGAGAGCAAATTAGAGGACGAGAGCGGCAATGAAGTGAAAGCAGAGGATACTGTGTATTTGGGGAAAGCTTCACTTGCTGAGATTCTTACAGGAATGGCGGATCCAACAGAAGAGGAAATTAGAGCTGCAGAAATTGAGAATGCAAAGCCGGTAAAGCAGAAGGCTAAAGAAAAACTGGAAGCTGAAAAGAAAAAAGCAACCCAGAAGAATTTTGCTGAGTCGATCATTGCTTATCTGTTGAAAAGATGCGAAGAGGATCAGGGGTTTGCTGAAGATGTGATGCAGGAGGGAAAGACCTGGAACAAGTGCTTTAACTATATTGTCGAACAGGCTAGGAAGCAGTCGAATGGCAGAAGTACAGCAGTTGAAGACCGAGTTGTGTATGAATGGGCCGAGGATTATTACCACAAGTATGAAAAACCGGAAACCGCCAAAAAGGAAAAAGGCAAAAAGCCTGCGACAACAAAAAAGACAGAAGCACCAGCTAAAAAAGTCACAGAAATCAAGAAAGACATTCAGGAAACAAAGGATGATTCCAAGGTTTCTGAAAAGCCAGAGAAAAAAGATGCTGCTTCCAAGCAGCAGAAAACTGAAAAAACAAGTACAAAAAGCAGCGGCCTGAACGGTCAGATGTCACTGTTCGATCTTCTATAGGAGGCCGCCACATGGAAAAGAGAAAATTAGCACAGATTCCAAGAGAAGAAGCCACAGACGAAATGGTCAGGTTTGCCGAAAGAGCTGCGGGCACGCATATTGTTACAACAAGAGACATAGAAAAAGATCTTTTGATGATGACATTCTATCCCATTGATAAACTGAAGAAAGGAGAAAAGAGCGCTCAGTTAAGAACATTTTTTTCCAAGAATGATTACATATCACAGGATCTGACTGCTGAAAGGGTGAAATGGCTGACTGCAGCTTTTGATCGGATGGAATGTATTCACCTGTATGAATATCACTGGGATAGAGATAAGGGGAACAGATATACCCCGAACATGTTTTTCTGGACGGATGCAGACATTGATCGTATGCGTGGATTTTTCAAAGAATGGAGTACAGAAAAAGATGTTAAAGACTGGACAGCTGTGACACGTTTTCAGGACATGGTCAAACAGCGGCGACTGGATGAAAAACATGCCAAGGAGACAAATCCTATTGATACAGTCATGGGAACAGTCAAGGAAATTCCGGAAGACTTCAAGAAATGGGTATCGGAAAAAGTGATGTCATTCAGCAGATATCTGGTTTACTCAACAAGATCAAAGAATGAGGCTCTGGTGCATTGCACTCATTGCAATGGGGTGACACTGATAGACAGAACAAAAATTCGATTGAGAAATAATGAAAAAGGGACATGCCCCCTTTGCGGAAGCCAGGTCACTATCAAGGCCAGGGGACGGATGCCGGCACATATATGGGACAAAAGGATAATTTCATTCATTGAACCAAGAGAAGAGGGGTTTCTGTGGCGATATTTCTCGGTCCATAGAGAGGTGAAACAGGATGGAAAAACGAATGACAGTCTGCTTGAAATCGTAAGGACGTTTTACAAATTTGCACCAAACGGAACGCCATGCACCAGCAGTTATGAATACAGAGAGTATAAACAGACTGGTATTGTGCGGTGGTGTACAGATGAAGGGTACAGAGAAAGGTCATACTGCGCCTTATATCCGGGAAACCTGCCGGAAGCATGGAAAGATACTCCAATGAAATATTCAGCACTGGAGATTTTGTCAGAGAATAGACCGAGCGAACAGATACATTATGCCAATGCTATTTACAGATATCAGGAGTTTCCACAGCTTGAATGGTTTATAAAAATGGGTCTGTATAAACTGGCCGCGCATCTGATCAATAAGATTCATGACGGGGCATTTGAATATAATAGCCGGAATGGAATCAGGGGACTCAGAAAAAACGGAAAAACAATATTTGAAATACTCGGGCTCACGAAGGAGAACACACGAATCCTGCAGTCTATTGATGGGAACATTGATGAATTGAGGCTATTGCAGGAAACGCAAAGCTCCGGATACAACCTGAAAGCGGAAGAATTGGAACGGTTCTATAAACTCTTTGGATGCAATACAACGCTGATACGGAAAGAAAACAGACATTCAACGATTCATAAGATCTGCAGATATATCGAGCGCGAAGGTTCCGATTATCGTGTAGGGAAGAATGGCCATTGCTGGCGATATTCCTATATGCAACACAAAGAAAGGCCGGATATCCGAGAAGAGCGCCTACAAAACTGCGCTAAAGATTGGCTTGATTATCTGAACTGGTGCAAAGAACTGAAATATGATCTCACCAATATGTTCTTCTATTTTCCGAAGAATTTCAAGAAAGTTCATGATCGGACAGCAGCTGAATACCAAGCATTACAGGATAAAAGAGCCGCAGAAGAGAAACGCCGTGAGGAAGAACGGATAAAACAGGAAGCAGAGGTCATGAAAAAAATTCTGAATGAAATGCTTAAAGAGAATGCTGGTACAGATAATGCTTTTCTGATAAGAGGAAAAGGATTGATATTGAGAGTGCCAAGAGATGCACAGGAAATCAAGAATGAAGGAGCTGCCCTTCACCATTGTGTTGGAACTTACGTTGACCGAGTGGCCAAAGGGCAGACACACATCTTCTTTGTGCGCAGAGTAGAAGAACCTGATACACCATATTTCACAATGGAATATAACAAAGGTCGAGTGATCCAGTGCAGGGGCAGTCACAACTGCGAGATGCCGTCATCAGTAAAAACTTTTGTAGCTGCATTCGAGAAACTGATGAAAGAACGAGAAGAAAAGATAGAAAGGAAGTGCGGGTAATGGCTAAGCAGATCATAAGGAGCATTCGTAAAGGCTCGGTACAGTGGAATGAAGAAGACAGACTGCAGATGGTTTCAATGCTGGCGAAAGCAGGATATGCGGTTCAGATCGTAAGAAAAGAGATTCCAAGCAGTGAAACTAGAAAGACAACGCAGTATGAATATGTGATCGAATATGGAGAGAAGGTGGAGTAATGAAAGCTATGAAGCCTATTTTCAGAACAAAACAGTATATCAAATACGGATTCGTAAAGATGGAACATGAGTATTGCTGTTGTCCTAAGTGCCGGAACATATTAAATGCAGGTCCGAATTATCAGCCAGAATTTTGCGACAGATGCGGACAGGCACTTGATTTCTCAAATACAGAATGGAAAGAAGATAGACAGATCGGGTTCGTAGAGCCAGAAGCCGTGTAAGAAAGGAGATAGAATGACTAAGAAAAGTTGTAGAAGAACAATGGATGAAAATAAAATCCACGAGAAAGCAGTAAAAATGAGAAAAAAGACAGATGAACAGCTGGTTCATTATGTGGAAGACAGAGTGGAGAAAGCCAGAAGTGAAGGGTTCAACGAAGGCAAGGCTTTAGCTAAAAATACAGCAAAGGAGTTTATTGTATTGCTTCAGCAGAATAAGATTCCGGGAATCGGAGCAGTAACGATCAATAAACTGGTGAAAGTGGCAGGTGAGCATGGATACTTATAATCGTTCAATCAGAGGGCTTAAAAGCAGATCAAACGGCGAATATTTTGAAAGAATGATTATTGCAGCTTCCCGGTTCTATGAGGACCGGGGGATAGCTGTTATAGATAAAACCCCTGAAGCTTTTAAAGTGATCAAGCCGTATAACAGAGACAGAGGCCAGTTCATATGTTGTTTTACACAACAGGCTCAACCGGATTTTAAAGGCGCCCTGATGGACTCTACAATGGTTCTGTTTGATGCGAAACATACAGATAAAGGCCAGATCAGTCGGAATGTTGTGACAGAAGAGCAGGAGGAATGCTTTGAACGTTACATGAAGATGGGGGCCATGTGCTTCTTGGTAATATCCCTCGAATTCGAGGAGTTTTACAGGGTTCCATGGATCGTATTCAGAGACATGAAAAAAATCTACGGACATAAGTATATGAATCGTGAGGAACTGGCGCCTTATAGAGTTAAATATAACAACGGAGTTGTGAAATATCTGGACGGGATAACACTCCGGGAAAGGAACGAAGATGAAAGTACAGAAGTATGAGATTTCCAGAACTATTGATAAATTGAAAAGCATTGTGCAGAAGAACGACCAGTTTCCGGCATTAGGAGGCGTTCTGGTAAAGGACGGGTATTTAATCGCATCCAATACAGAAATGACCATGCAGCTCAAATTAGAGGCCTCTAAAGGCAGTTGTTTCATCATTCCTATGAAAGCCTTTGATGTAATTAAAAATCTTCCGGATGGCGAAGTGATTATTGATGCAGACGGCAAAAACATTGTTACGATCAAGACAAAAGCTATAAAGAATAAATACCAGAGCTATCCTCCGGAAGAATTCAGTTTTGATATTACAGAAGATCTGGATGCCCCAGAAGTTGTGATCAATGGCAAGAGGATGATGGAGGCAATTGGACATGTTATCTATGCAGCTGCAGACAGCAGTTCTGCAACACAGATGATGGGTGTGTACTTTGAAGGTGGAGAAAACAAGATTAAGTTGGTCGCACTTGACGGACATGTCGTAGCAGTTGATTCGATACCGACTGACGGTACCGCAGATATGAAGCTGATAGTGCCTAAAACAGTGGCAAAGAAGCTTGTGTCAATGGGAATTATTGATGATGTTGCTGTTACATATACAAAAAATAGAGCGGTATTCAAATCAAAAGAATATACCATTTACACGAGGTTAATAGAGGGTAAGTATTTTGATTACAATAGATTTTTCATGGCGGGAAAGATGAAAACTTATGTTTCCAGACTGGAATTAGTTGCGGCAATGACAAGGGCTAAGATGTGTACGGAAGAAAAGAAACCTGCAGTCTTCGAAATGAACGAAGATCAGTTAAATATTCGCATTGCCGACAGACTTACGGATTATCAGGAAGAGGTGAAGCTTCAGGATCCACTTCCTGAACCGTTAAAAATTGGTTTCGATTCTAAACTGGTCCTTGAAACACTGAAAGCATTCACTTGTGAAAATATAGCCATGAATTTCTCAGGACCTAAGATGCCGGCAGTTGTTGAAGCAGAAGACAGTGACATGAAAGCTATCGTGCTTCCAGTAATGATAAGAGAGGAATAAAAACTATGATTGAGATCTTGGATATGAAAGATGTAAAAGATGCAACACCAGAAGAACTGGAAGAGCTTCGTCGGAAAGGATTCCTTCCGAAAACCAGATCCAAAAGAATTTCCGGGAAACCACTTACTCCATATGAAAGAACCAGAGCACAGGTGGCTGCTACCGGGAATAGATGGGCAATGGAGAACTTCTACGCCACACACAGCTGAAAGGTGATGTATTATGGCGAATTTATATAATTTGTGCAGAAAGGACGGGACAGTGATGGAATACTCCATCACCGCATCCGACATAGCAAAGCGAATTGGATGCGATCGACAGGATATCTATTCTTCGGCAAGTTATGCGCTCCTGATCAAGAAAGAGTATTATGTAGAAATTACAGATCGTCCGTTGAGCTGGAAGAAAGATATTGATCTGCTGACAGAATATGATAATGTTCGGAAAAAGTTTCTTAGGAGGTGCGGAAAGTGAAAATATATAAAGCAGTGCATGAGAGAGAAAACAAGTGCAAGGAATTGCACAAAGAGATGAATCTGAATGTAGGGCCGACTCGTCTGGTTCAACCGGATTTCTATTTACTGGTTGATGTTGATGATATCCAGAGACAGATGAATGCTTTGGAGAATGAGGTTCACTGTATGAAAAAAGTAGAAGCAAGAAGGAGATGGCGCTATGGAAGAAAAAGATATTAAGATAACAATTAATGTTGGATGCTTAGAAAAATCTCGTGTTAAAAAAGAACAGATTGCCGGATATTTGCTGAGAGCTATTGCAGGAGTGACTGCAAACAATAAATGCTTTGTTACAAATTATGTATGTGAAATAAATGAGAAAAATGATGATAAGTTGCAGGATAAATATATTACAGGAAAACCTAAACTTACAAAAGACGAAAAGAGTTTTCTTGACGAACTGGATCCTTCATGGACTTATATGCTGAGAAATGATCGTGGACAGTTATATCTTGCCAGACGAACTGAATCGAGGAACTTCGAGTATTTATATTTGGATGACACAACAAGTGCGAAATTTGCTTTTGTTGAACCTGTAGGGGGATGCTGGGAGGTTGCTGACCTGAAAAAATTGGAGGTAGAAGAATCCCGAGAAGATTAAGGGTGCTCTAAAATTCACATAGATTCAATCCTGCCGCATGAGCCTGTCAGATTGCGGCAGGGAAAGGAGGATTATGAACAGACAGATAGAAAGAGATATCCGGATATGTCCTTGCTGTAATAAGAAAACGGAAAGAAGCAATATGGAGTTTACAAGAGACTGCCATGGCATAACATTTAGACTTGTATGCTTTTCGTGTTGGGAGAAGTTGATGAGAAAAGGATTTGATGGAGAATATTATTCTGAATCAGATGAATGCATTGATTATGAATATTAATGTACAGTGTAGATAAAACAGCGGGCGAAGCAAAGATATTTTGCGATGCCTGCGAGCACTGCAGGTGGTATGACGGAGACACAAAGAACAAGGATATGTGGAAACAGGAGTGCGAAGAGTATATTGTAACGAACGAGCATTCTGAGCGTTTGAGAAAAAAGATAAAGGTGGTAAAGAAATGAGAGAGATTAAAGAGAAACGTATGCAGAGTTATTTCCTTAGAGCAAAAAAAATGCTCCAAGAAGAAAAAAACAAAGAAGGGGCAGAAATGCTTAGTGAAGGTTTGAACTATTACAGTAAAAATATCATTAAAGCTATTACACCATATGCAACTGCAGACGCCGGAATTATTTCTATGGTCCTGCGCAACTTGGCAGATGGTATCGAGGAGAATAATCCAGGAGCAAAAGAACTTCGCATGTGGGTAGAAAACGACACCACAAAACCTGAATAGTAAGAAACAATTAAGGTAAAAAACCAATATGAGGTAGAAAATGACAAGAACTGAAACAACCAAATTCCTCGGAAAATTACTTACAGATACTCGCCTCGGAAGGGCTGGCTCGCACTGGGCCAGCGAGGTTAGTATTGATCCATGGACCCCGAAGGCAAGGCGGGTGGACTACATGGAATTTTCTCCGGCGAATCAATGCTCTGTGTCAGGAATAGAAAAAGGCATATTCACCTGCTATGAAATCAAGAGCTGCAAAGAGGATGTTTATAGCGGTAATGGTTTGAATTTCTTCGGGGAAAAGAATTACATTGTAACTACGATGGCGTGTTACAAAGACATTCTGCCAGATTTCCGGAGTGGCAAATTTGCTAATTACATGAGTGAAAAGCACCCAGATTCATCAACTTATTACGGCATTATGGTTGCTATTCCGTTTTGGAGAGAAGCAATGGAAGAATTCAATGATCCTACACTATTAAGCGAGGATAGAAACTGGAAGTTGGAAATTGTATTGCCTTGTAGGCAGGGGATAAGAACGAAGTCTATGACAGAATTACTGTTCTGCATGCTGCGGAGCGGGCATTGAGAGGAGGAATTAAGATGGCAATATTTCATAAAACATTGCAGTATCATGAAGATACAACGAAGAAAAGAGAACTTAATCAGGAAGATGTAGAATTTCTGAAAAGATTACAGCTTGAGATGAATACTCAGGACACAACAGGAACAGCGGATCCTCGCTTCTGGGTTATTAAAGGCAGTGAGAGAGCGATCAATAATGAGGATCCGGACGAGCTGTGCTTGCAAGTAGATGGAAGCACAGTTACAAGTACAACGGAAGAAACGGTGAAGTATCTCAATGATAACATCTTGCCAGACAACAATATCGATAGGGAAAACTGTAGAATTGAAACAGGGTATACACAGGATTTCGAGTTGACGTATATGGAGGATGGAGAAGAAGTGTATGAGGATTTGTCAACGCAGGAAGTGAATGAATTTCTTGCCAACAATGGACATGATGATACCATGATAATTGGTATTTCAATCAGACCATTTATGTACCCAAACACGATGTTTCTTACAGAGAAAGAGGCCCGAGAACACCTGGAGAGAAACCATTATCATTACTCAGAAGACGCACATACATACTGCATGGTTGCGTGGAGATCTCCGGAAGTAGAAAAATTATGGAAGATATTGCGGGAAACAAAATGGGATTGAGAAGAGCCATTGAAATCGTGAGAGGCGGTGGATTGAATGAAATATCCAGAAAAAATGTATATTGATAGTCAGATATTCGCAGGGGATATGGATGGTTCGGAATCAAATCTGACAGAAAAAATCGTAAAAATAAGGGTTTCTCATTTATGCTGCGTATGTGAAAAACAGGTACCTAAAGGCGAAAGAATGTTGAATCAAAAAGCAATAGTAGAAGGACAAGGTTGGCGCAGTTGCTATATCTGCCTACCATGTGTTGAAAATTGGTTAGAAGAATCAGGACAAGTAGAGGATGGTGGAGTTAATGAGAGAAATTCTTTTTAAGGGAAAGAAAAAAGATAACGGTGAATGGATAGAGGGATACCTGATGGATGGTGGAATGCCGGGAGAAAAGCGAATATTCATAGGGAAATTGGTAATAGGCAAATGGACCGTTACGGCGGATGAATTTGACGAAGTTGATCCGGATACAATATGCGAGTACACAGGATTAACAGATAAGAACGGCAAGAAAATCTGGGAGAATGATATTTTGATGTGTCATGGAAATTCAGAAGACCTTGTAAAAACGGTATTTGGAGAATTTGGTGTAAGAAATATTGAAACCGGGTCCATAGTAGATAAAGTTGTCGGATGGCATTATGAGATTATTCCGACAGACGCAATCAGCAGATGTGAACCATTCTGCTATTCAATGCCACTGACCAAAGATTATATCGACAGGTGCGAAATGGAAGTAGTTGGAAGCATTTTTGACAATCCAGAATTATTGCAGGAGGAATCAGATGAGTAAATCAGTGTTAGTGATAGATACACCAGAGAATTGCTATGATTGCCCGTTCGGAACTGCATACTGCGGCGAACTTGAATATGTGGGCTATTGTGAATTAGCTGGCTGTTTAGATTATGATGTAATTCTGATGACAGAAGAACATTATGATTGTGAAAGCAAATCAAGACCTGATTGGTGTCCATTGAAGCCATTGCCGGAGAAAATGACCGGAGTAGCTTCAACAGATCACTGGGACAGAATAAAAGCAGGTTGGAATGGTTGTATTGATGAGATTACAGGAGGCGAAGCAGATGGAGAGATTAACAGAAAGATATGATATTACACCAGATGGAGAATCAGATGTCTGGGTTAAACAGCACGATTATATTTCGACAGTACGAAAACTCTGCGATTACGAAGATTTAGAAGAACAGGGCTTGCTTGTGAGATTACCGTGTAAGGTTGGAGATATTGTTTATGTAGATAGCACAACACTTCCAATAGAGAATATGGAATGTTATGAAGACATATGCAATAAGATTCCCTCATATTTTCAAGGCCGAGTTGTTTCATTTCGGTTTGCACAAAGAAACTGGGTAAAGATTGCGGTTAAGGTGAAGCGGTTATATGAATGGATTAATGATGAGACCGGACCAGAAAGTGATTACATAGAGTGTGAGAAAACTTTCTCAATCTTATTGTCAATGATTGGGAAAAATATATTCCTCACCCGTGAAGCAGCTGAGAAGAAGCTGGTATGATGGAAAAGAGGTGAAGACTGATGTTTTTGGAAAATATAGGAAGTATTCATACTGATTTAATTCCTCTGTCAGTTTTACAGGATGTTGATAAAAGAATTTCTGATTGGCTTGCAACGGGTGGTAAAGAGGATGATCCGTATATACAAAGACAGATAAAGTATTTGAAACAGGTTGAAAAGGCAGCAACCAAAGAAAGGAAATAGAAAAGCAAATGACAGTAAAAATGATTAAAGATGAAGATGGAAATTATGTTCCAGAAGAGTGTTGTAGCTTTTCCAGAAACTTTGAAACGGGAAACATCGAGATAGATCATGTCGATTTACCTTGCGGAGCGGATTGCGATGATCAATGTCAGAATTGTGTAATTCAGCGAATTATGAACGAGTATACAGAACAGGAGAAAGAATTAAAGAAATATCGGGAAATTGGAACGATAGAAGAATGCCAGGTGGCGATGGAAAAATTTATTGAAGAGGCACAATTGCATGAAGCTCTCAGAGTTTTAGACGAAAGGATGTGAAAAATGAAAGAACTTATATTTTATATATGTGGAATCTTTAGTTGCATGATCGTATGGTTCTTGTGGGCTATTATAGCCTCTAAAAAGGCCAAAGAAGCCCCTTTGAAAGAGTATGCAAGAATTCATATTGATATCGAAAAAGCTATCAGAGAGAATGAAGAACAGATAGCGATGACTAAAAAGTATCAGGCGATGGAAGATCAGGTGATTGACCAGATGATTCTTCAGTGGAAGATGGAATATCTGCAGAGCCAGAGAGAATGGCTGTTTACATTACTTGGCGGAAAGATGGAGGATTCGTATGTACAGCAAATGTCAGAAATGTGGAAGGAAACTGACGGATCCGGAGAGCATTGAAAGGGGATATGGTCCGGAATGTTGGAATGGTTTGACTACACATTATTATCCACATCCGGAAGACTGGGAAAAACACAAAATACCTGGTCAAATGACTATAGAAGATTTCTTGGGAGATTTAAAAGATGGAGGAGAAAAGGATATGTCCTGAATGTGGGAAAGAGTATAGTTCTCGCCCGGCATTATCAAGAAAAGACAATAAAACAATGATATGTCCCAAATGTGGGATGATGGAAGCGCTTGATACAGTGCGAAATTTCTACGCTCCGGGAATGACAGATCAACAATGGAAACGGTATAAAGAGGAGTACATGCTTAAATATATAAAGGAGAATTGATATGGATAAAAGTTTATATAATGCAAGCGGATGTAAGGACAGAACAGCACATGATGCAATCTGCGCAGCGGATAGAACCCGAACATTGGTGTACAGGGCAAGTAGAAGCAAAAAGGATGAGGACGCAGAATTGTTTGTGAAGATGGTAAAGAGACTTGCCAGAGGTTTTGGATTCAAACTCTGTGACAGAATCAAATTCGAGGATCCTGAGACTGGAAAGAAATATGTGTGAGGTGGAGCATGGATACAGAAAAACAATTCGTTGTTATGAGCAAAAAAGATGTTGAAGAAATGATTCAGCAGGCAGCAGTGGCAGGAGCACAGGTTGCGAGCGATACAATGCTGGTGGCTCAGCGCCGGGCTGAAAAAGAAAGAATAGACCGAAGACTTCACAATACAGAATTGCTCCTCAGAAACTACAGGACTCTCAAGGCATCCTGTGAAAATGCTGTATATGAATCGAGGGATTCAAAAAGAGAAGAGGTCACAGAAATACTGGAAGACATTATGGAGATGAAAGACGACAAGGTGATCGTGGAATCTATCAAGGCGTCGGCAAAGAGAACGGCTTTAATGGTACAGCATATTGATAAAATGCTGGACGTATACAGAATTTATTGTAGCAAGCTTTCAGAGAAAGACAAGAGAAGATACAAAGTAATCAAGTTATTGTACATATCAAAGCAGTCAATGAATATTACGGAAATTTCAAAAAAATTTTCCGTTAGTAAAGTCACTATTTACGAGGATCTCAAAATTGCGAAAGAGCGCTTATCTTCGCTGTTTTTCGGGATTGACGGACTGAGATTTTTTTGAAAAATAGAAAATATCGAAAAGCGTTAACTTAACATTGACTTAATAACGAAAATGGTGTATGATAATCGGGTAAAATTTTATCATGAGCCATGAGCCATCAGAGTGAAATCTGGTGGCTTTTTTAATGTAAACCTTTGGACGGGAGGGATATAAATGTAAAGGTAAAATGCTCCTTTAGAAAAATAAAGGAGATCATACATGAATGGAATAATTATGCTGTTTGTCTACGCAGCGATCATGATACTGGCGACAGTGACCATGACTAAAAAAGAGAAAAATGTAGTAAATTTTTGTGTTGGAAGCCGGTCTGAGAACTGGATCCTGTCCGCACTGAGTATTGCGGCGACGTGGATCTGGGCGCCGGCTTTGTTTGTTTCAACAGAAAAAGCATATTCGGCCGGATGGATTGGGCTTTTCTGGTTCTTAGTGCCAAATGCTTTATGCTTGGTGATATTTATTCCTTTTGCAAAGAGAATCCGGAAGGAAATGCCGGAAGGAATGACACTGTCTGGTTACATGAAAGAAAAATACAAATCCGATGGAGTGAAAAGAGTTTACCTCTTTCAGCTGATCGGGCTGTCTGTTCTGTCAACGGGAGTTCAGCTTCTTGCAGGAAGTCAGATCCTTAGTGCAGTAACAGGAATTTCGTTCAAAGCCATGACTATTCTGCTTGCTTGCATAGCAATTTCATATTCCCTGTTCTCCGGAATCAAAGCATCTATGCTTACAGATGCTATTCAAATGGTATTCATGCTTGTTGCATGTAGCCTATTTGTAATATTCGGAGTAAGAAATACAGGAACACAGGGCATTATACAGGGACTGAGCGGTATATCAGGAGACTACACAACACTATTCTCTGGAAAAGGAGTAGAGATTTTCTTAGCCTTTGGGCTTCCGACAACGATTGGACTTTTATCCGGGCCGTTTGGAGATCAGAGCTTCTGGCAGAGAGCGTTTGCAGTAAAAAAAGAGAAGCTGGGAAGAGCGTTTCTTCTTGGAGCAGTTCTTTTTGCGGTGGTTCCGCTGTCAATGGGAATTCTTGGATTTATGGGAGCCGGTGCAGGATATCAGGCACAGAACCTTGGAATCATCAATTTTGAATTGATCCGCCACTTTTTCCCGCCCTGGGCAGTATTGCCGTTCCTTTTCATGATTGTTTCCGGCTTACTGTCTACAGTGGATAGCAACCTGTGCGCAGTATCTTCGCTTACGACAGATATTGCAGGAGGAAAAGACATCAGGAAGACCAGAGCTGCAATGGCAGTGCTTCTGATCGCTGGCATTCTGATTGCAAATATCCCGGGAATTACAGTGACACATCTATTTTTGTTCTATGGCACACTGAGGGCGTCAACATTACTTCCAACAGTCATGACACTGAAAAGGGTAAGACTGAATGCAAAAGGGATTATCACAGGTGTGGTTGCTGCGCTGGCTGTAGGGCTTCCTGTATTTGCCTACGGCAGCGTTTTGAATAGTGGACCATATAAAACACTGGGAAGCTTGCTTACAGTCCTGTTGAGCGGAATTATTGCCTTGGCCGCTTCCGGAAAGGAGAGACGCTATGCTCGGTAGAAAACAATCCGTTCGAAATAATGAAGACTGGAAGAATGCGCTTGATCACATTGAAGAGACGGTGTCAAAGAAAGAACTGGATTCCCTTGTGAAAAAGACAGTGAAAGACATCAAAGAGAAATGCAAGGGGAAAAAGGCAGCCTATGCATGGAGTGCGGGAAAAGACTCCCTGGTACTTGGAGAGATATGCGAGAAAGCTGGCATCGATCAGAGCGTCCTTGTGAGATGCAATCTGGAATATCCGGCATTTATTGCATGGATAGAGCAGAATAAACCTTCTAACCTTGAGATTATCAATACCGGACAGGACATGGAATGGCTGAAAAAGCATCCGGATATGTTGTTTCCGGATAAAAGCAATAAGGCAGCACAGTGGTTCCATATCGTACAGCACAGGGGACAAGCACGATATTATAAAGAGCATCAGTTAGAAATACTCCTGCTCGGACGCAGAAAGGCAGACGGCAATTATGTTGGAAAAGATAATATCTACACTAATTCATCCGGAATCACCAGATACAGCCCTCTCGCAGAGTGGAGACACGAAGATGTCCTTGCGTATATTCACTATTATGATGTGAAACTCCCGCCCATATATGACTGGGAGAAAGGATATTTATGCGGTACACATCCATGGCCTGCCAGACAGTACATGGAGACAGAACAGCAAGGTTGGAAAGAAGTTTACGAAATTGATAAGACCATAGTTGAAAATGCAGCACAGCATTTCGATGGAGCTAGAGAATTTTTAAAAGCTATCAAATAGCCGGTTGCAGCCGGAAGCCATTGCCCTTCAGAAATGGAGGACAAGCAAGATGAAAGTAACAATCAAAAAATTGAGTGTTCTGAAGCATCCTGAGAAAAATGTCAGGATTCATTCAGAACAGCAGATCAGGGAACTGAAGAGATCACTTGAAAAGTTTGGTCAGACACGAGCACTGGTCATTGATGAAAACAATATCATTCTGATTGGTAACGGTTTGTATGAAGCTATGGTGAGTCTTGGCTATCAGGAAGCAACTGTATATGTAAAAGCAGGGCTTTCTGAGAACGATAAAAAGAAACTCATGATAGCTGATAATAAGACCTATGCTCTTGGAATCGACAATCTGGAAACCCTGAATGAGTTCCTTGAGGAACTGCAGGGGGATCTGGATATCCCTGGATATGATGAAGAAATTTTACAGCAGATGGTCGCTGATGCGGATGAAGTTACCGAAAAACTCTCCGAGTATGGAACTTTAGATGATTCCGAAATCCAGAAGATTAAAGAAGCAAATGAAAAGAGAGAACAGAAAGCCGCAGTGGATACACAATCAGCTGATAATGGAGAGAGTAGCCCGGAAAAGCCGAACCCGCAGAACGAACAGCCAGCAGAAGAGCAGAATGCCGCTGAAACCGAACCTGAGATCACAGAGACCAGAAGGTTTGTTGTCTGCCCTAAATGCGGTGAGAAAATATGGCTGTAAAACGCTGTGAATCAAACATTGATGTTGTGAAGGCTGCGGAAATCCGAATAAAAAATGTATTTGGAAATGGTCTGCCAGTGTTCTTTTCCTTCAGTGGCGGAAAAGACAGCTTGTGCGTGGCACAGTTGGTGGTAAATCTAGCCAACCGGGGCGAGATCGATATGAAGCAGCTTACAGTGCAGTTCATAGATGAAGAGGCAATATTTCCTTGCATGGAAGATATGACAAAGAAATGGCGGCGTATCTTTATGATGATGGGAGCAAAGTTTGAATGGTATTGCGTGGAGGTAAAGCATTTTAACTGCTTCAATGAACTGTCAAATGACGAAACATTTATCTGCTGGGATTCTACGAAGCAAGATGTCTGGGTAAGACAGCCACCTTCATTCGCAATAAGGAACCATAAACTGTTACGCCCAAGGATTGATGCTTATCAGGATTTCCTGCCGAGAACAACCGTATCCGGAATTACAATGGTTGGCATCAGGACAGCGGAATCCGTACAGAGACTTCAGAATATTGCGTCCATGACAAAAGCAGGAAATAAAATGACCGCAAAGAAACAGGTGTTCCCAATCTATGACTGGACAGACAATGATGTATGGCTGTTTCTTCTGAGAAACCATGTCGATATCCCGGAGATATATCTGTTTCTCTGGCAGTCTGGATCAAGCAAGAGACAGATGAGGGTATCTCAGTTCTTTTCTGTTGATACGGCCAGAAGCCTCGTGAAGATGAATGAATATTATCCAGATCTCATGGAACGGATCATCAGAAGGGAACCGAATGCTTATCTGGCTGCCCTGTATTGGGATAGCGAGATGTTCGGCAGAAGTTCCAGAAAAAGGAAAGAGGCGGAAGCAGGACAGGAGCAGAAAGATTATCGGCAGGAGCTGATATATCTTTTTAATCACATGGACGTTTTCTTCGACACTCCGCATAAAAGGCATGTGGCAGAACGATACCGTAATTTCTTTATGGCGGTATCAGCAATAGCAACGCCGACTGATTACAAGCATATATACGAAGGTCTGATTTCGGGAGATCCCAAAATGAGGGCATTCCGGGCACTATACCAGAGAATATATGGACGATATATTAATGATGCGAAGAAAGGAGAACACCATGGATAATAAGCTGTCAGCACCGTTATCTACCCTACGATGGGTAAACAGGGACTCATTGAAACCGAATGATTACAACCCGAACAAAGTTTCGAAGGAGAATTTGAAACTGCTTATCCAGTCTATTCTCACGAATGGTTGGACACTTCCGATTGTTGTTCGCCCAGACATGACGATCATCGATGGATTCCACAGATGGACAGTTGCCGGAATGGAACCGTTATGTTCTAAACTGGATGGGAAAGTTCCTGTTGTTATTGTAGAACATAAAGAGCATTCAGAAGATATTTACGGTACCGTTACCCATAATAGGGCAAGAGGCACGCATTTGTTGGAACCTATGAAGAAAATCGTAAAAGAACTCATGGATGAAGGCAAAACTGTAGAAGAAATCGGTAAACAGCTTGGAATGAGACCGGAAGAAATCTTCCGATTGTCTGATTTTTCAAAAGAAGACTTCTTGAAGATGATGACAAAAGGGGTGATGGGCTATTCAAAAGCTGAATTTATCACAAAAATTTAATACTGTTCTATTGTATATAGAACAAAAAGCGGGGAGAGGGAGTGTAACCTCTCCCTTTTGCATATGCCGAAATAAGATGATGGAAGGGAGGGGTGTCCATTGGCAAGGGCAAGAAGTCCCAACAGCATTGAAGCTGAGGAAATGTATAAGAGCGGGATGAAACTTGTTGACATTG